TCAGAAAATAAAGGCTGATGCTATTAATGAAACAGAAGAAGGTCTCCGACGGGGGTCAGATGCGCACGGGCGACCGGGTGCTGATGGTCGGTATATCCCAAGGGAGGGCATAAAAATAAATTAAAGAGGTGACAAATGGCTAATAAAGATACACCATTAGGTTTGGTTCCGATCAGACATTCTAACGGGGCTCCGTATAATGGGGCTTTTTCTGAATATTATATTCCTTCAAGTTACGGTACGGCACTCGGTGTCGGTGATCCGGTAATTATATCCGGGACATCCAATACCACTGCGTATATGGGGAACGCACCGGGCACTCTGCCCGAAATAAATAAAGCAACAGAAGGTGCCGGCAATTATATATCCGGTGTTATTGTTGGGTTTAATTTACTTCCTGATGATCTTACCAAGACATACAATGCTGCAAGTACCGAGCGTATTGCGTATGTTGCGGATGATCCTGATCTTGTTTTTGAGATTCAAGAGGATAGCGCTGGTACAGTACTTGATGCAACGGATGTTGGGAATAACGCTGATTTCGTTGATGATCATGATGTTTCAACAACCTCCGGTAAAAGTGGAGTTGAATTGGACAGGAGTAGCGTAGGTACTGGGGCTACATTACAACTTAAAATTAGGAGATTGATTAATCGAGTTGATAATGAACTTGGGGATAGTGCAAAATGGGAGGTTACTATTAATACCCATACACAGAGATATACAGGGGGGGTATAGAAAATGAGTATTATAACAACAAGTAATCACCCAAAGGCTTTTTGGCCGGGTGTCGCAGCATGGTGGGGCCGTGTATATAATGAACACGTAAAAGAGTATCCTGATTTATTTGATATTGAGGGATCAACCAGGGCTTATGAGGAGGACGTACAACTAACAGGGTTCGGTCTTGCACCGGTTAAAGCAGAGGGTGCAAGTGTGTCATACGATACAGAGACTCAGGGGTATATCTCACGGTATACACATGCCGCAATAGCTCTTGGTTTTATTTGTACATATGAAGAAATGCAGGACAATTTGTATCCAGTGGTCGGTAAGCGGCGCGGACAGGCGAATGCCTTTTCTATGCAGCAGTCAAAAGAGATCATTCATGCCAATATTTATAATCGTGCTTTTAATAGTGATTATACATTTGGTGACGGTAAAGAAATTCTTGCTACTGATCATCCTTCTACTGCCGGAACTTGGTCAAATGAATTAGCTACACCAGCCGATTTTTCAGAAGAGGCTCTTGAAGATTTGCTGATAATGATTATGACCGCAGTGAATGACAAAGGCCATAAAATTAATCTTATGGCAAGAAGCCTGCATATCCATCCGAATGGTTGGTTTGAGGCAAATCGGGTGCTAAAATCAGTTCTTCAGAACGATACTGCGAACAATGCGCTTAATGTATTGAAAGCAACTAATGCCCTTCCAGAGGGTATTAAGATGAATCATTATTTTACAGATACAGACGCATGGTTTGTAAGAACTAATGCACCAAGGGGTATGATCGGCTATCAGAGGGACAGTTATCCTCTAAAACAGGATAACGACTTTGATACAGATAATGCAAAAGCAAAAGCGTATGACAGGTTTTCCGCCGGATGTACTGACCCGAGAGGACTGTACGGCTCGGCCGGAGCGTAGTACATAACATTGGTGGGGGAGTAACATCCCCCATTACTTACAAAAAAAGGTGGTGTTATGAGTAAATATAGTTTTGGGAATGGGCTTCCAACATGGAATGGAGTCCCGATGGTGAGTGGGCTCCCTCTAACAGAGGGAACTTATTTTTTTGTTAATTATGGTACTGGAAGTGATAATGTTGGCCGAAAGTCTAACAGTATATCTCGTCCTTTTAAGACCATAGATAAAGCGCTTGATATGGTAACGACAAATAAAAATGATGTTATTTGTCTTATTGGTAATACAACCCATGCGTTAACCGAAATGTTAACAGTTGACAAAAACAGGGTTCATTTTGTTGGTCTTGATGGTGCGAGTAGATTGTACGGCCAGGGGGCGAAAGTCTCACTTGGGGTAACAACGGCGGCCACAGATATCGCTACCGTAAAAAACACAGGTGTAAGAAATTCTTTTTTTAATATAAAATTTATTAACGAAAATACTGTTGCCGAGGGTATCTATTGTTTTGTAGACGGTGGCGAGTATATGGCTATGGATTTCTGTGAGATTTATAAGTCGACTGATCTTAATGTTACCGGTGCGGCGGAACTTGTTATGAATGGCGATAGTGCTATTATTCGTCACTCTACTATAGGTTCTAATGCAAATGCAATATCAGGAGCTGTTATTCGTCCATGTGTTATGCTTACAAAAGGACTTGCCGGTACAGGTAAAGTCGCAAGGGATGTTACTTTTGAGAACTGTGGTTTTTGGCGATGGGCCGGAAATACTGTAAATGCTTTTGTATGGTCGACTACTGCGACAGATGTCGAACGAAAAATGGAGTTTAGAGATTGTCTATTTGACGTAACAAAAAAATCAACTGCGGTACCGGCTGTTGCACTTGGTGGAGCGGCGGCTTTTACCGCTGGTGAAATTCTTTTAACGGGATCAACCGTTGAAAACGGGTGTACTGCATTGGCGACACAGACGGGTATTTTTAGTTGCCTCCCGACTTATGCTGCGGCTGGTGGTTCCGGTATTCAGGCTACATAAATAACTTTTAAAAGCGCCGCTTACGGGCGGCGTTCATAAGGAGAATATAATGAGTTCACCAAAAAGATTTTTAAATGGAGTTACAAATGTAGCGGTCGGTAATACTCTTGCTTCCTTTGTAGAACTGGACCCAACTAAAGTAGTTATGTTTTGGGATGATTTTATGCCGTATACGGCTGCGGATTGGGTTAAGACTGCAACTTCTGTTGGGGCAGGCACATCGGTTGCGGCGCAATCCGATACGTATATCGGTGGGGCAGTAGTTATTACCAATGCGGCCAATGAAAATGATAGTCTTTGGCTTCAAAATTCACATGATGGTGGGACAAATGATCTGGAAGGATGGAGAATTCAGACAGGCAAAAAAGCATGGTTTAAAGCTAAGTTTCAAGGTGATGATGTTGACCAAACTTCTTTTATGATAGGTATCTATATTGTGGCCACTGACCCGATTGATACACCTCCTACTGATGGGATATGGTTCCAGTCGGATGATGGGGACGCTAATATTGATTTACATTGTGTAAAGAATAGTGTTTATACAACGGCTTCTATAATTGGAACCCTGGTTGACGCAACGGATTCGACTGTAGGTTTTTATTGGGATGGGATAGATACCATTCATTATTTTATTGATGATATTGAGGTCGGAACGTTATCCTCGGGTACTATTCCGAATGATGAGTATATGGCTATTTCTTTTGGTTGTCAGAATGGGGAAGCTGTTGCAAATACTATGACTGTGGATTATATCTTTGCAGCTATGGAAAGATAAGGGAGGTGTTCTATGGCTGATACAGTTACAAGTCAATGGCTTTATCCACCTAATTGGGATGGTAACCCCCCGAATAATGGTGGAGTCAAACGAATAATCAAACGGTTTACCTGTGTTAGTGATGGTACGGGTGAGTCGAACGTGCTTAAAATTGATATATCTGAGTTAAGAACTACACTTGGTAGACCTGCCGTAAGAACAGTAATTGAAAAAATAGTATATGCTCAAACAGGGTTTACAGATATTAAGCTTACTTGGGATAGAAACCCGGCGGTTACTATATGTGTTATACCAGACCATAGCGGTATAATGGATTTTAAACCCGGTGGTGGTTTGGTTGATCCAGGTGAGGAGGGTGATGGAACAGGGGATATCCTCTTGACATCTACCGGGGCAGATTCGGGGGATGCGTATGACATAACAATTACTCTAAGATTAAAGGATAAATAATGCCCTACATACCCGGTGACTTTTGGCGTATATGTGACAGATGTGGCGGGAAATTCCGGCAGAGTGAAACACGAAAAACTTGGGATGGGCTGTGGGTCTGCAAGAAAGATTGGGAACCACGGCACCCCCAGGATTTTGTTAAAGGGCGTGGCGACAGACTGTCTGTACCCGAACCTCGTCCTGAACCAGAAGATTATTTTTTATCGGATAATGAGGTAACTGCGGAGGATTTATAATGGCAATATCTGGATCATATGATTTCAGCCTTAACCGGGATGAGATAATCAATAAAGCGTATACAATGGTTGGAGCTGTAGCGATAGGTGAGGACCCAACCGCAGACGAATTAACAGAAGGTGGTAGGACCCTTAACCTTATGCTTAAAGGTTGGCAAACCGAGGGCATAGGGTTATGGCTAAATCAAGAAATTACAGTTAATTTAACTACTAATACCGTATCGTATGACCTTGGGGCAAGTATCCCACGACCATTGGAAATAATAGAAGCAAAAAGAGTAACCTCCGGTGTACATTACCCACTGTTACAAATTCGCAGAAGTGAGTACTTATCTATAGCAGATAAAGCTACCGCAGGAACAGTATCACAATTTTATTACGATCCTCAACTTACAACTGGGGTACTCTATGTATGGCCGCCCTCCGATAATGCAACTGATACCCTTAAACTTACAATTAAAAAACCGATTTCGGACTTTGATGCGAGTACCGATGACGGTGAGTTCCCTACTGAATGGTTAGATGCAGTTGTTTCAAACCTTGCTATCCGAATTGGTATCGAGAACGGTATTGATGTAGACCCCGGATTAAAGGAACTTGCGGCCACAAGTAAGAGCCTTGCAAAGGAATTTGATACAGAGAAAGATATCCCTTCATATGACCCGGCGTTAGACAGGGGGCATTTAATAAGTGAAGCATACTCACTTGCTGGTGTAGTTCCTATAGGAAGTGATCCTACAATTGATGAACTACTGGATGGAATTAGGTCTTTAAACTCTATGCTTAAGAGTTGGCAAACTGAAGGCATAGGGCTGTGGTTAAATCAGGAAGTAACATTATTTCTAAAGTACGAGGGGAAGAGTTATTCCCTGGGGCCGTCAGGTGACCATATGTCAGCATCTGTCGTTAAAACAGAAATAGCAACGGCGGCGTCTTCTGGTGATACGGATATAGTTGTGGATTCAATTATAGGAATTACGAATGGAGATTATCTCGGTATTGAATTGGACGACGGTACCGTTCAATGGACGACCATTAATGGCGTACCTTCAGGTTCAACAATAGCTGCTGCAGCAGCCTTAACAGATGATGCGGCGGTAGATAATCACATTTATACCTATACAACAAAAGCTGGGAGGCCATTACAAATAATTGAGGGCCGTAGGGTAAGTGAGGACGGTAATGAAACACCATTGTTACTGATCTCTCGGAATGAGTATATGGCGCTTTCTAATAAGGGTACTTCAGGTATTATAAATCAAATATTTTATGATCCACAATTAACCAATGGTATGTTATATGTGTGGCCTACTTGTGCAGATGTTAAGGATACACTTAAACTCACAATTAAAGTACCGATCGCAGATTTCGACGCAGGTAATAGTGAGGGTGAATTGCCCCCTGAATGGCGAGACGCTATTATTTCAAACCTTGCTTTACGAATTGCCATGAAGCAACCGCCAATTACGTCCCCAGATGGCAGAAGTACGGGGTTTATGATAAATCCAGAATTAAAGCGTTTTGCAGTTGAAAGTAAATTTATGGCTCGTACTTTTGATACTGAGAAAACATCGATATTTTTTCAGCCAGAGAGGAGATAGTATATGGAGATTCCGTTCCTCGGTGGTGCGTATGAAGGTCGTTCAAAAAGTCTGAACGCCCAACAGAGTATTAATCTGTTCCCTGTTTCTGATAAACAAGAGGCTAAAACAGTTCTCGCTATGTATGGCACACCAGGTACTGTTGATTTTGTTGATACCGGTACAGCGGCAATTGTACGGGGGATGCACGTCATGGGTGATTATCTATATGCTGTGGTCGGTGCCGATGTATATGAGATTACTACGGCGGGTGTGGCTACAAAATTAGGGGTCATTACAACTGCTACAGGGCATATTGGCATGACGAATAATGGTACCCAACTTTTAATTGTAGATGGGACAGCATACGGCCATATTGTGACCACAGGGGCACTTGCCGATATTACTGATGCTGACTATCCAGTAGCTACTGATTGTGTCTTTTTTGATGGGTATTTCATCGTTTCAGTAAAGGATACTGGTAGGATTCAGATATGTAAACTATACGACGGGACTTCATGGGACGCACTTGACTTTGCGACAGCAGAGGCTTCACCGGATGCGCTTATTGGGATAGGTACCACAAGACAGAATATATGGCTATTCGGCGAGTATTCAATTGAGATATATTATAACGCTGGTGATCCAGACTTTCCATTTCAAAGAGTTCCTGGGGCAATAATAGATTTAGGCTGCGAATCGGCTACGTCAATTACAGAGATTGAGGGTGTATTATACTGGCTTTCCAACAAAAAGACAGTAGTAAAAGGGGAAGGATACGGGTTCCAAACAGTATCGGTTCCCGGTATAGAGTATCAATTATCAACTTATTCCACAACAAATGATGCTGTGGGTTATACATACTCAATTGAAGGTCGGACATTTTACGTCCTTAATTTTGCAACAGCGAATAAGACATGGGTGCTTGACATTAAATCAGGTCAATGGCACGAATGGGCGAGTTATATATGATTAAATCAATTCAAGAATCAAGTTTATTAGCAACCAAGTTTTTTGGGATATTGGAACTACTATCAAAGGAGTTGGAAGAGACTTTTAATTCTGTTCAGGTACATAGAACACGAACAGAAATGGAGGTCTCCGTTTTAAACAATTTGAAGTATCCGACACCAGCCAGTAAGTATTGGCAGTCTGTCCGTGAACAGAGTGTGATGTTCGAGGGGGTTGCTATGCTATCATTTGATTATAGAAAAGAAAAAGTTAATATTAAAATTCTTTCTAAAAAAATAAAAGTTGAAACAGACGAACTTGAAAAAGAATTATTAAGTATAGAACTTGAACGTAAAATGTTTATTCTTAACAATATGGAACGATCTGCAAAGGCGAAAGTAAGAGAGATACAAGACTGGTCTGCTATAAAAAGCAGGGAGGCTGCAAAAATGTCAAAAGAAGAGTTGGCCAACGTCGGTAACCATCAATTAATAAGTTATACCCGTAGATGGATAAATCAAACTATTGAAATGGGGGATAGTGGCTCTCCATCCGAAAGACAGAATCTTCTTGGCCAATTACGATCGGGTATTAATCTTTGCATAAAGACCGGTATAATTCATGAAGTTCTTAAAGTATATGAAACTGATATTAAAGAACAAATATTATTAGAATATGGTGTTAGATAATGGCTGGCGTATGGAGTACCGGTGGGAACTTACGTACCAAAAGACAGCATTTTGCAGGTTGCGGAACGCAAACAGCAGGATTGTCTTTTGGTGGAGACCCGTCGTATTCTGTTGTAACAGAAGCGTATAATGGGACAACATGGTCTTCTGGAGGTGATTTAGCTACTGGACGAAGTTCACTTGGCGGTTGTGGGACGCAAAGTGCTGGGTTGTCTTTTGGTGGGTACGTTTTATATTATACAAACGTAACGGAAGAATACAACGGGACAGTATGGTCTTCCGGGGGCAATCTTACCACTACACGAAGTGGGCTTACTGGTTGTGGGACGCAAAGTGCGGGATTGTCTTTCGGTGGAAGTACCGGTTCGTATTCTGTTGTAACGGAAGAATACGATGGAACAGCATGGTCTTCCGGGGGCAACCTTACTACTGCACGAAGTGGACTTGCCGGTTGTGGGACGCAAAGTGCAGGATTATCTTTCGGTGGGAATACTGGCTCAATATCGGCTGTAACAGAAGAATATAACGGGACAGCATGGTCATCTGGTGGGGATTTGGCTACTGCAAGAAAGTATCTATATGGTTGCGGGGCACAAAGCACCGGGCTGTCTTTCGGTGGGCATACTGGCTCAATATCGGCTGTAACAGAAGAATACAACGGAACAATATGGTCCTCCGGGGGTGATTTAACTATTGGACGAAGTGGACTTGCCGGTTGTGGGACGCAAAGTGCTGGGTTGTCTTTTGGTGGGTCTAAGACAATATATTTACTTTCAGTTGCAACAGAGGAATATGACGTCCATTTTACACTCGGTAATCACCGTTCCATTGCAGGTATAGATTCAGGTGTGCTATTCGCCGGAAAGACCTTGATTGGAGACAGAACAAATGGTAAGATATACTATCTTGACATGAATACTTATACAGATAATGGGCAACCTATTGCGAGGATTCGAAGGACACAGATTATAAATAAAGAGAAAGTTAACGTAATACATAATCGGATTGAAGTTGAGTTTGAACCAGGAGTTGGGCTTGAGGCGGGGGGCGACCCACAAGCCACACTTAAATGGTCGAATGACGGTGGCAAAACTTGGTCAAGCGGTCGGTCGGTTGATATTGGCGAATACCGGAAATATGGTACACGAGCGATCTGGCGACGGTTAGGTAAAAGTCGTAATAGAATATACGAACTTACTATAGAGGAACCCGTGAAAATCATTTTAATAGGGGCCTATGCGAATATAAAAGCATGCGCATTTTAAAAGGTAGAGTTATATATGAGTACATTATGGGCTACTGGGTATAATAATTCCGGTCAATTAGGTCTTGGGGATCTAACGGACAGAGATGGATTTGAACAGGTAGGAACGGACACTACTTGGTCAAAAGTAGCCTGCGGGATATACTATACTATGGCCATTAAGTCTGATGGTACACTATGGGGTACTGGGGATAATATTAATGGTCAATTAGGTTTGAATGACAATGACGACAGAGATGAATTTGAACAGGTAGGAACGGACACTACTTGGGCTTTTATATCTTGTGGGGCGTATCATACATTGGCCATTAAGTCCGATGGTACATTATGGGCTACCGGGGATAATATTAATGGTCAATTAGGTTTGAATGACAATGACGACAGAGATGAATTTGAACAGGTAGGAACGGGCACTACTTGGGCTTCTGTATCTTGTGGGGCGTATCATACATTGGCCATTAAGTCCGATGGTACACTATGGGCTACCGGGTATAATAATTACGGTCAATTAGGTCTTAATATTGGAGATACAACGAATAGAGCGGCCTTTGAACAAGTGGGCGAAGGCACTACTTGGGCTTCTGTATCTTGTGGGGCGTATCATACATTGGCCATTAAGTCCGATGGTACATTATGGGCTACCGGGCGTAATAGTTCCGGTCAATTAGGTTTTAATATTGGAGATACAACGAATAGAGCGGCCTTTGAACAAGTGGGTGAAGGCACTACTTGGTCAAAAGTAGCCTGTGGGGCGTATCATACATTGGCCATTAAGTCCGATGGTACACTATGGGCTACCGGGTATAATAATTACGGTCAATTAGGTCTTAATATTGGAGATACAACGAATAGAGCGGCCTTTGAACAAGTGGGCGAAGGCACTACTTGGTCAAAAGTAGCCTGCGGGGCGTATCATACATTGGCCCTTAAGTCCGATGGTACATTATGGGCTACCGGGCGTACTGGGGATACTTCACAAGGGGAAGTATTTGGACAAGTAGGAACGGGTATCATTTGGTTGGAAGCAGCAGGTGGGAATTATTATACTATGGCTTCTGCCCCCGCCCTCGGTAATCACCGTTCCATTGCAGGTATAGACTCAGGTGTGCTATTCGCCGGAAAGACCTTGATTGGAGACAGAACAAATGGTAAGATATACTATCTTGACATGAATACTTATACAGATAATGGGCAACCT